ATATTAAGTTGGAATGAATAATGGTTGCTAAAAAATATCAGAATCCTAACGGAGGTCTTAATGAAGCTGGGCGAAAATACTTTGAAAACAAAGAAGGTGGGGATCTTAAAGCACCGCAAAGCTCTGGCACTGATGGTCGCCGTGTATCTTTTGCTGCTCGTTTTTCTGGCATGGCTGGGCCGTTAAAAGATGAAAAAGGTCGCCCAACACGATTAAAAAAAGCACTCCAAGCATGGGGCTTTGGTAGTAAAGAAGCAGCACGTAACTTTGCAAACAAAAACAAAAAGGCATAATTATGGTAGCAATGATGAGATTAAGCGCTGAAGATGTCCTAAAAAGACACGATATAGCATTACGTAAAAAAGAAGATTTCAGAAACTTATATGAAGAATGTTATGAGTTTGCTTTGCCACAACGCAATCTATATGATGGTCATTATGATGGCAAGGTAGGCGGTAATAAAAAAATGAATCGTGTGTTTGATTCAACAGCCATCAATTCAACACAACGCTTTGCTAACAGAATGCAATCAGGCATATTTCCTCCACAACGCAAGTGGTGTCGACTAGAACCAGGTGCTGATATTCCTATGGGACAAAAGCAAGCAGCTCAAGCAGCATTAGATGTTTATAACGATAAAATGTTTGACGCACTTAAGCAGTCTAATTTTGACATTGCTATTGGTGAGTTCTTGCTTGACTTATGTGTAGGCACAGCCGTTATGATGGTGCAACCTGGTGATGATGTTAGCGCTATAAACTTTATTGCAGTGCCTCAATATTTAGTTTCATTTGAAGAAGGGGCTGATGGCCAAGTAGATAATGTTTATAGACGTATACGGATGAAGGGTGAGGCAATTCAAAGACAATGGCCTGACGCAGAAATTCCACAAGAGTTAAAACAAAAGATTGATCAAAAACCTACAGATGATGTTGAATTAATTGAAGCTACTGTATTTGATCAAAAACGTGGTGATTATTGTTACCATGTTATACATAAAGATTCTAAGCAAGAATTAGTTTATAGACGCATGGAGGAAAGCCCATGGGTAGTATCTCGTTACGCTAAAGTAGCTGGTGAGATTTATGGTCGTGGTCCTCTCATTACTGCACTACCTGATGTAAAAACACTTAATAAAACATTAGAGTTAGTTCTTAAGAATGCATCATTAGCGATTAGTGGTGTATATACCGCAGCCGATGATGGTGTACTTAATCCAAATACAGTTAAGATTATGCCAGGTGCTATTATTCCTGTTGCACGTAATGGTGGCCCACAGGGTGAGTCTCTTAGACCATTACCTAGATCTGGGGACTTTAATGTATCTAATATTGTCATGAATGATCTTCGTCAAAATATTAAACGTATCTTATTAGATGAATCATTACCACCTGATAATATGTCAGCAAGGTCTGCTACAGAAGTTGTAGAGCGCATGAAAGAATTATCACAAAACTTAGGCTCTGCTTTTGGTCGTTTAATTAATGAAACCATGGTTCCATTAGTCAGTAAAATATTACAGGTTATGGATAAAAAAGGTTTGATTGATTTGCCTTTAAAAGTGAATGGACTAGAAATTAAGATTGCTCCTGTGGCTCCATTAGCTATGGCACAGAATATGGAAGAAGTACAGAACATGCTACAGTTCGCACAGATTGCACAAGGTTCTGGTCCACAAGGACAAACCATGATTAAAGTAGATGAGATGTTAAATCTTATTGCAAGTAAGCTTGCTGTACCTCAGCAAGTTCTCACCACTCCAGAAGAACGTATGATTCTTCAACAACAAGCAATGGCGGCAGCACAGCAAATGGCTGAACAAAACCCTGAGACTGCACCTGCTATGGCAGAAGCCATTACACAACAATAAGGATAAATTATGGCTGGATGGGATGACCTAGAACAAGCATTGCCGCTTGACGTAAGAGATGTTACACAACAAAGAGATGATACAGATCGCTTAGTATTGCGTGTTATGGGCGATGAGGACGGACAAAAATTAATGCAGTGGTTACGAGAAGCTGTATTAGAGCAACCTGTTGCCTTGCCAGGTAGCGACTCAAGTTATGCTTACTACCGAGAAGGACAAAATAGTATAATCAGAGATTTAGAAGCGAGGTTAATTAGAGCAAGGAAATTATAATGAGCGAAGAAACAATCGAGCCTAGTGTTCAAGAGGAAACTCAAGAGTCGACTGGCCTACTCGATAATGCAACAACAGACGTTGAGGAAGCCAGCTCAGAACAAAACCCACAAGCAGTAGAAATAGATCATCGTGATCCAGCTGAATTAACAGCACAGGAAGATGATGAACCTTTAGAGCGACCAGATTGGTGGCCTGAAAACTTTTGGAAAGGGGAAGAAGCAGAACCTGATCTAGAAGGTATTGCTAAATCTTGGATGGATTTGCGTAAACAAATCTCTCAAGGTAAACATAAAGCGCCAGCGGATGGCAAGTATGATACCGCTGCATTTGGTAACACACCCGAAGATGATCCAGTCAGACAACACGTTATGAATTGGGCATCTGAATATGGTGTTAGCCAAGCCGCTTTTGATGCTTTAGTTGGTAACGTTGTTGATATGACACAAGCTAATCAACAACAACAAGAGACTAATATCAAACAAGAAATGAAAGCATTAGGGCCTAATGCAGAAGCACGTATTAATGGCATTGCTAAATGGGGTGCTAGTTTGGTACAAAAAGGCGTATGGTCTAATGAAGATTTTGAAGAATTCAAAATTATGGGGGGTACTGCTAAAGGCATTATTGCTTTAGAAAAAGTACGTGGCGCTTATGAAGGCCGTGTACCTACAGAAACTGCACCTGTTGATGGAGCGCCATCTAAAGATGAACTCTATCAAATGGTAGCAGATGAGCGCTATCAAACAGATCCATCCTATCGAGCTAAAGTAGAAAGAGCATTCGCTCAAAACTTCAGTTAATAATATATCTAAAATAGTTGACGATAAGCCTTTTCCTATGGTAAAACTTGGATAAGGCTTATTGTATCTATTCTGTATACAACCCTTAACGCAAGTACTCTTGTCGTCTGGCTATCGTAAATAGCAAGCATCGGCCCAGATTCTCTGGCATACCACAGCGATTAATTTATTTTTATTAATTTCTATAAGGAGATATAACATGGCTATTGGTTTATCTAATGCTTTTGTTACCCTCTTTGATGCCGAAGTTAAACAGGCTTACCAAGCAAAAGCTCAATTAGTTGGTGCTGTAAGACAAAGACGTGGCGTTGAGGGACAAACTGTGAAGTTTCCTAAAGTGGGTAAAGGCGTGGCTACATTACGTATTCCACAAACTGACGTAACACCACTTAACGTTGACTTCTCTCAAGTAACTGCAACATTAGAAGATTGGAATGCAGCTGAATATTCCGACATCTTCATGCAACAAAAAGTAAACTTTGATGAAAGACAAGAACTTGTACAAGTTGTTGCTAATGCAATTGGTCGTAGACAAGATCAAATGATTATTAGCGCACTTGATGCAGCTTCTTCTTCATTAACAGTTTCTAATGATATTGGTGGTACTGACACCAACTTAAACGTAGCTAAACTACGTGAAGCTAAAAAACTTATGGATAAAAATAACGTTCCTCCAATGGATCGTCATATGGTTATCCATGCTAACTCTTTAGCTGCATTGCTTTCAGAAACAGCTGTTACATCTGCTGACTACAACACAGTTCGTGCTTTAGTATCTGGCGAACTTGATACCTTCTTAGGTTTCAAATTCCATGTACTAGGTGATAGAGCTGAAGGTGGTTTAACAATTGATGGTTCTTTAGATCGTCAATTATTTGCATTCCACAAATCATCAGTTGGCTATGCTGAAGGTATTGGTCCTAAGACAGAGATCAACTATGTACCAGAAAAAACATCATTCCTTGTGAATGCTATGTTCTCTGCTACAGCAGTTGCAATCGATGCCGAAGGTATTGTTGAACTCACATGTCGTGAATCTTAAGATAAGGAGATATTAAATGGCTTACTCAAAAGACAACCTCCAGCCTATCGGTGGTCAATCTAAAGCTGGTAATGCTCCTCAGATGTGGAGCTATACAGCACCAGGTACTGATGCGCTTGCTGATATTAATACATCAGGTTATTTCAATGATGCACATACAGTATTAAAAGTAGGTGACTTAATTCATGTATGGGACGCTTCTGTTCCTACATCAACATTAGTTACTGTGCTTTCTAATGCAAGTGGTGTTGTTGACGTATCTGATGGTACAGCACTATCAGTCGCTGACGCTGACTAAGTAGTAAAATGCAATATGACGGGGGTGTATGCTCCCGTCTATTTGCACATTTGGAGATTATGAATGGCAACTGGTGATACCGATATTAAAATATGTTCTGACTCATTATTACTTTTAGGAGCTAATCCTATTTCGTCTTTTACAGAAGGAACAGACGAATCAAATATTTGTAGTCGACTTTACCCAGACATTAAAATCAAAACTATTGCTAGTTATCCATGGTCTTTTTCATTTAAAAAAGTACAACTTGCAAGACTGATTACAACACCTACTAATGAATATAAATATGAATATCAGTTACCTGCTGACATTATAGGTAGACCACGTGCTATCTATGATACAAATAGCACATATGCAAATCCTAGACGTGACTATACTATTCATGGACAAAAAATATTAACAAACTATGAAGTTGTGTATATTGACTATCAATATAATGTACCAGAGTATTCATTACCACACTTTTTTGTTCAATTACTTAAATATCAACTTGCATGGCATTTAGCTATGCCTATTACTGATCAATTAGAAACATCAGATTATTGGCGCAATATTGCAGAAGGAACTCCAGGAGATAATGGCCGTGGTGGTTATATGCGTACTGCAATGTCTATTGATGGACAAGGAAAACCAACTAACGCAATACAAGACTTCTCACTCATTGATGTGAGGTATTAATGACAAGATACGTAACAGTTCAAACTAACTTTACAACGGGAGAGTTAGATCCTTTAGCTAGATCACGTGTTGATCTTAAAGCGTATCAAAATGCATTAGAAACTGCCAAGAATGTTATATGTCAACCACAAGGTGGCGTAACACGTAGACCTGGCAGCAAATTTATTAATGAGTTAGGTGGCACACCAGCAAATGGCACACGTTTAATTTCATTTGAATTTTCAACTTCAGATAGTTATATGCTAGCATTCACAACAAACAGAATGTATGTATATAAAAACAAGCAACTTATTACAAACATTAATAGTTCTGGTAATGATTATTTAGACACAACAGGTTATGGTTTAACAGGTTCACATCTTAACCATATGTGTTTTACACAATCAGCAGATACATTAATTATTGTTGATGAAGATTATGCTCCAGTAAAAATCGTACGTGGCGCATCTGATAGTGCTTGGACAATTTCTAATATTACTTTTGATTCTATACCCAAATATGCATTTACATTAACAACAAGTAATCCAGCAGCTACATTAACGCCTAGCGATGTATCAGGTAAAGTTACATTAACTGCATCAGCAGGTGTATTTAATAGTGGACATGTTGGTCAGTACATTAATGCTGATCCACAAGGTCGAGCTAAAATTATTGAATATGTTAGCTCAACTGTAGTGAATGCTGTAACTGAGTTTCCATTTTTTAGTACATCAGCTATTGCGTCAGGGAAATGGGAATTAGAAACTGGTTATGAAAATGTATGGTCAGCGACTAAAGGTTGGCCTCGTACAGTTACTTTTCATCAAGGACGTTTATTTTTTGGTGGGTCTAAATCAAGACCATCAACTATATGGGGATCTAAAGTTGGATTATTTTTTGATTTTGAAGCTGTAGAAGGACTCGATGATGATGCCGTGGAAGCTACTCTTGATACTAACACTTTTAATGCTATCGTTGATATTATTAGTGGTCGTGATCTTCAAGTATTTACTACGGGCGGTGAGTTTTATGTTCCGCAAGAGGGATTAACACCTATTACGCCAGCAGACTTTTTCTTTTCATCAACATCACGTAATGGTGCAAGAGAAGGAATACGAGTTAAATCATTAGAATCTGGCATATTATTTGTACAAAGGCAAGGTAAAGCATTATCTGAGATTGCATACTCAGACACACAGCTTACTTATATTACTTCTAAAATATCTTTGTTGTCAGGTCATTTATTAAAAGGCCCAAAACGTATGGATATTAGGCGTGCATTTGCTACTGATGAAAATGATTTATTGTTAATAGTCAATGAGGATGATGGATCAATAGCTGCATTCTCATTGTTACGTGCGCAAAATGTTATTGCGCCATCTGAATTTACTACTGTAGGATCTTATATTGATGTAGGTGTAGATATTACAGATATTTATATTATTGTTAAACGTGATGATAATGGCACAGATAAATACTATGTAGAGGTATTTGATGAAAATTATTTAACAGATTCTGCTAAACAAGGCACAACGGCAACTAGCCTAGATATGTCACATATTGATGGCGCAACTGTCAATGTCATTTCTGATGGTTACGTTGAATTAGATCAAACAGCAGATAGTGCTGTAACGTTTGTTAATCCACCAACTACATCATCTGAAGTTGGA